CATGCTCCACGCCCTTATCCAGCACGGCGTCAGCAACCTTCTGGAGTCCGGCACCAGCTAACTGAGACAGGATGGGAGCTAGTAACGGGATCATTATTTAGTCTCCGCAATAACCTTGTCGTCACCGCGCTTGACAGTAACTTTTCCATCCTCAACGTCAACCTGCATGGATGGCTCTTTACGATCCAGCCTGTCTAGCTTGTCAATTAGCTGCTTCATGACCTCAAACTCAGGCTTGTCTTGCTTGGGCGTGGCTCCGGCGATTCCATTCAGCATGGAGATCAGAGCTGTTAGCGCAGCGCCCAGAAGACCCATCACAGCAGCAATCTTGTTCTCTTCAAGAAACACAGATGCCACAACGCCGATGACGACAATAGATGTGATGTAGGCCAAGCCATGTTTGCCGATAGCCTTGCCTGCCACTTCCTTGGCTGTGCTATTAGCCTCCAGCCGGTTCAGTTCTGCTGCCGCCTGCGCCTTGAAAACAGCCAAGTCTTTGTCGTCCATCACTCACCTCAAGCGGCTTGTTGTGCTACCCAGCTAGTCGTAGCCTCATCCCACGAGTACATCTGGCCGTCAGTAGGCATATCCACAGGAGCCTTCCACTGGCAGGTATCCTCGTTCAGCACCCAGCTTGCAAAAGGCTTAGGCGGGATGAACGCATCACGCTGCTCATCAAACGTGTAGCCGATGCCAGCATAGTTCTTGCGCTTGTTGCCGTTGTAGCTGGTCTGTACCCAGCGACCACCCAGCAGACGCTCGCAGAACGCAGCACCGATATATTCTTTCTCAATACCGTTGGCGTCAGCAGTATCTTTGTTGTCCACGACAATCACTTGTTCGACCACGTTACCGGGGCCAAGTTTAGCGAAGTGCGCCATCATTCTTCTCCTAGTTGCAGTCCAGTTAAGCTCTCATCGACACCGATGTGCCCCTTGAGAAAGGTGTTAAACGCAATGCTGACACGAGTCTCGTTGCCTACCTTCGTCTCAACCATGTGCTCAAGATGCGACGGGAACAGAATCAAGTCTCCCGCCCCTACCTCAAACCACCAGCTCTCAGAGTTCCAGTGGTTCCATGTAGCAGGCTGAACCTTGATCCGCTCGTAGCCGCTCTTGTAAAAGTAAATCTTGTCTACCGACCTGTCAGCCTGCGGGTAGAACACACCGCTGATAAAGCTGTTAGGGTGGGCGTGTTTGTGGTGGTACTGCCCAGGCTCTGTGTAGTTCGCCCATGACTGTGTGACGTACAGAGCTACATCGCCCTTGGGGTCATGCACCGTCTTGAAGTACTCCAGCATCGCGTCCTCAATAAAGTCGCGAATGTCTGTCAGTTCCTTGTGGCGTAGCACTTTGCGGTCAGAGCTGGTGGTGTTGCCCTGATTGGGATACCGCTCCATGCCCATAATGAACTCAAGCTCAGTCTTGGTCAGGTCACGACCAAGCCGAAAGAAGCCGATAGGCAACGGGAAAAGGTTGTGGATGTTCATGCCACCGCCTTTTCAAACTCACGCTGACGACCAAGCAGTTCATCCAGTTGCTGCTGTGTCCAGATGGTGTTGATGCTGTCCTCGAAGGCTTTGATCTTTTCCATAGTCTCATGCACTTCTTCCATCGTCGGGCAGGGGCGTGGGTCATCCCACAGGCTGAAGAAGTTGTTGGTGATCTCCCAACGGGCACCCGGACGTAGCAGGTGCATCGCTGTATCAATGCCAAACATCATGTAAATCTTACCTTCCATCGTCACTCTCCCTTTATGAGTTTAGTTTTAGGATGACTATGCCTGAACCGCCTGCGCCGGATGTAGTAAAAGTCCCGCCACCGCCACCTCCGGTATTTGCGTTTCCAGAAGAACCTGTGGCTCCACCACCATTTCCGCCTCCACCAACACCACCAACACCACCACTTGTACTTCCGCCACCAGCACCACCACCGGCATAAGTTACAGAAGTTCCAGATAAAGATGAAGCACTTCCAGTGCCACCGTTTCCGCCATTTGCTGATGTTCCATTAAACCCATTAGAACCTGCTCCACCACCTCCACCCCCAGAAGTTGAGCTTGCGGTTCCAGCTCCTACACCACCATTATTTCCTTGAGATGGTGAAGTAGATGGCGTATTCCCAAGCCCGGCAACGTTTGCGCCATAAGCACCGCCACCAGAGCCTCCGTTTGCACCGTTTCCGTTACTTCCACCACCTCCCCCACCGTTAGAAGTAATGGTGCTGAATACAGAATTTGATCCTGAATTACCTATAGCCCCTACCGTTGTAGTGCCAGCTCCACCCGCTCCAACGGTAATTGCATAAGACTGACCACCAACAACAGGCAAAGCTGTCCCAGTACGGAACCCTCCAGCACCGCCACCGCCACTTGATCCTTGTGTTGGTGGCCCACCACCAGCCCCGCCACCAGCAACAACAAGATAATCCACGCTGGTAACGCCCGGAGGAACAGTCCACGAGCCTGATGATTGGAATGTAACTACTCCTGTCTGTGGGGCTAGATACTTGATGATGACAATACCGCTGCCGCCTGTGCCACCTACAGCAGCAGGATTATTTGCGCCACCTCCGCCACCACCACCGGTATTTATTGTTGCATTTGATCCGGCAACTCCATTATTTGGCCCACCATTTCCTCCGCCTCCGGTTCCACCAGCACCTCCAGAATTGGCAAGACGGAAAGAATCTGCCCCGCCGCCACCTCCGCCAGCATAAATTACAGACGAACCAGTAATAGATGATGCTGTTCCATTCCCACCTTTCCCAGAACCAGTGATTGCCGCATTAACACCTAACTCTGTGGCCCCGCCACCGCCACCAGAAGCAACTGGGTCGCCAGATCCAGCAGGCCCACTTCCAGCACGACCTGCGCCACCATTGTTTCCTTGGCTTGGCGTGGTTGCCGGAGTGTTTCCTACTCCTCCGGGAGCAGGGGTGCCAGATCCACCGCCACCAGATGCCCCCGCTCTTCCTGCCACATTTGGATTTGCGCCACCGCCACCACCATTAGATGTGATGGTGCTGAATATAGAATTTGTTCCATTGGAACCGGCAGCGCTTGGGCTTATTGTTCCGCCTGCGCCACCGCTACCAACAGTAATTGTGTACGTTGTTCCCGGTATTACGGAAAAAGCCGTGCCAGTACGAAATCCACCAGCACCACCACCTCCACCAGATTCAGCGCCACCACCAGCCCCACCGCCAACTACAAGGTAATCCACCTGCGACACACCATCCGGGCATGTCCACGAGCCAGAAGAAGTAAATGACAGTACGACAGTGTTAGTAGGAATACCGGGCCACACGCCAGCCTTGATGGCTTGCAGTGCTTGTTGCAATGTCCAGATGCCCGATGCCTGAGTCGTGCTCGGCAGCCGAGGCGCTTTCGTCATTATTCTGCCGGGATAATCACTCATGTCTTACCTTATTGATTTACTCTGATGATGACAATACCTGAGCCGCCTGTGCCGCCGGGGTTTCTTGGAGAAACATCTTGCCCACCGCCGCCTCCGCCACCAGTGTTTGCGGTTCCATTGGAAGCACTTACAATAGAATCAGCACCTGCACCGCCGCCACCAGTGCCGCCGCTACCTCTTGTCCCACTCCCAGTAGATCCGCCCCCGCCGCCAGCGTAAGTTACAGAAGAACCGGAAAGGCTTGATGCCGTTCCATTGCCACCATTGCCGTTAGCCGATGAACCTGCCGCGCTCGCACCACCGCCTCCGCCTCCGTAATAAGGCGCACTGCCTGTGCCATTGCCGCCATTGCCGCCTTCGGACGGCGTGTACCCTCCCAAATTCCCTGCGCCGCCAGATGTCCCGCCACTGGCAGACCCTCTTCCGCCACCACCAGATCCACCGGTTCCACCTGTTTCGTTATTTCCAGTTCCTCTTCCGCCGCCTGTAGATGTAATAGTTGAAAACACAGAATTTGTGCCTGCTGTGTATGCTGCCCCACCAGCTCCGACAGTAACTGTGTATTCACTTCCAGCCGTCACGGCTAAAGCAGTGCCAGCTCTAAAACCACCAGCCCCTCCTCCTCCACCAACAGAAAGGGCAATTACCCCACTTCCACCACCACCACCGCCAGCAACAACAAGGTAGTCCACACTCGTCACGCCGACAGGAGCTACCCATTTCTGGGTAGAGTTAAAGACATAGATGGATTGTGATGGAGCTATATAACGTAGGATGACAATACCTGAGCCGCCTGAGCCTGCTGGCTGCTGATTTGTATACCCGCCACCACCACCGCCGCCAGTGTTAATAACGCCATTAGAGCCAGCAGTTGCTGGCGTTTGTCTTGCACCATTTGCACCACCGCCAATTCCTCCAACCCCAACAACAGTAGTCCCTCCTCCACCACCGCCACCACTGTATGTTACAGACGAGCCAGTAATACTTGACGCAGTTCCAGCGCCGCCATTTCCACCTGTGCTTGCAGAACCATTTCGCCCAACAGCGCCAGCGCCACCACCGCCACCACCGCCAGTACCGCCCGTAGAAACGGCAGTGCCGCCATTGTTTCCTTGAGATGGAGTTGTTGAAGGAGTATTGCCTGTACCAGCAGTTCCCGGAGAATATGGAGATGTTGCTGACGTTCCAGCGCCGCCGCCAGAACCGCCATCTAATCCATTTTGGTTTGTGTTGCTAAACGCTCCACCACCACCACCGCCATTTGAAGTAATAGTGCTAAATATTGAATTAACACCATTAGATCCTTTGTTGCCAGTTGCCCCAGCCGAGCCTCCAGAACCAACGGTAATTGCATACGTTGCACCCGGAGTCACAGGTAAAGCAGAGCCAGCTCTAAATCCACCAGCGCCGCCTCCACCAAAATCTCCCCCTCCAGCACCCCCAGCAACCACCAAATAATCAACAGCAGTCACACCAGCAGGTACAGTGAAATAACCAGAAGCTAGGAATGTCTGGACAACAGTTACCCCTCTAGGCCAACTGCCAAGATTCCAGATACCCGATGCAAAGCCGGGCGTATACAGCGGAGAACTCGCGCTGATAATGTTGCCGGGATACCCGTGAATTGCCATGTTCTACCCTTACGAGCTAATCTGTTCGTAGCTGACGGAGAATGAAATCGCGCTGTTCGTGCCGCTAGACACCACAATAGCCTTGTCTTCCAGCAGATAAGTAGCAGTCGTCTTATCCATCACGATCAAAGACGCATATGCCGGGACAGAAATGTTGGATGCGATTGGGAAGGTATTGCTGCTACCAACAACCACAGCATTACCTGCCACAACATTGCCGCTCGTGAAGATGGAAACAGTCACGTTCGCCGCCGTGTTCGTCTGATTAGCAGCCACAATCTGGTCAAGCTTGAATACGTTGCCTGAACCAGAGGTGTTTGTCACCAGTACAAAAGTAGACGTGTTCGCAGGGGTCAGATAGGTAGTCTGACCGTAGATCTGCGTGACGTTAACAATATTTGGGTTTGCCATTTTAGTAACTCCTTAGAAGCCGAAGATCATGGCCATCGCTATGGCCTTGCCTGTTGATACGCCAGCCGATTGAGCTTGGCTAACCCAAGTCGTGCCGTTACTGGTCAAAACATTGCCGCTTGCGCCGGGTGCCACAAAATTTACCGCAGATGTGTTGTTGCCAATCATCACGCTGTTGACCGTCAGGTTTGCCCTGCCAGTGCCGCCTTCAGCAACGTCCAGCGGGTTGGTAAGCGCAATGTTTGATACTGTTACGTTACCAACCGTCAAGTCTGCAACATAGTTAATTGCTTCTGCTACGTTGGTGCCGTCGTTGAACAGCATCACAGACTTACCGGCGGGGATCGTGACCGTTATACCCGTTGGCGTAGCATTGCTGCCGTTCGAAATGACCACCGAGTTCGACAGCCCGTTCGTGACGATGTACTGCTTTTCTATCGCCGGAATAAACAACGTCTGCTGATTCGTGATTGTGCCAACCAAGTTTAGCCGCAGGTTACGTGCGGTCTGGCTGGCATTTGTGTCTGTCAGCGCTATGGCTGTGTTCGAGCTGGCGAACGTGACGTTGGCAGAACCAGTGATGGCTTCTTCAAGGGCTGTGCCAAGGTTGGTGTTTGTAGTGGCACCCCACGTACCCGCTTGATCGCCGGTGCCGATCAGCTCGATCTTTAGCGCGGAATATGTACTTGCCATGGTTCTTCCTTACTCATTAGTGTTAATCAGCGACCAATCCTCGGTTACGCCTGTATCAATCAACTCCCACTGCAGCCGTCGCGATGTAGTATCTGATGCCCTTACTGTTTCTGCGATGCTGATTCGTATCGTGCCTGTTACGCTAATTGTTTCACTTGCTGTTGCGTCTTCAGTTACAGCGGTTTGGAACTGCGCCAACGCTGCTGCTGTTTCTGCCGCGGCAACTGCTTCTTCAATCAACGTCTGCAACACCACTAGCCCGGACACTGCAACACTTGCGTTAGCGTTCTCCGTTACAAACGCCGGTACACCAAACGCGCTTGTAAGTTCTTCAGACGCCGTGACAGTCTCTGCCACATTTGCCACATAAGCAGGTGCGCCTGCTATCGTGTCACTGCCTGTTGCCGTTTCACTGACATTGCCCGGATACTGCGGTGTTGCCCTTGCTTGGTCGCTACCTGTTGCCGTCTCACTTACTGCGGTGCCCAAAACCACCTGCGTGGTTAGCCGGTCTGTTGCTGTTAGCGTTTCCGTTACCCGGCCATTGACAATAAACAAGCTTGATACTGTCTCAACCCCGTTTGCCGTCTCACGCACTGTACCAACCAGTGCTACTGCACCTGCTACCGTTTCACTGCCAGTTGCCGTTTCAAGTACAGATACGGGCAGGGCAAGACCACTAGATACAACGTCAGTAGCAGTAACAGTTTCACTTACCGTTCCCAGTTGTGGCAGTGCTGTTGTTAGCGTATCTGCCGCAGTTACCGTCTCGATGATGGTAGCAAGTATGGGCGCAGCGGTGTTGTATTCTTCGGACGCGACAACCAAACCACCGTTGCCTATACCCCATCCGTACGTACCCCAACCGCCGTTACCCCAGCCAGCATTAGTGACAAGCGGGTAGTAAACCGAACAGCCCCACCCTGCTTCGCCCCATGTGCCGCTGCTGTAGCCGCCATCGACAATAGCCACTCATTACTCCGCAGAGACAAGCTCGTGCTCAGCAAACCAGCGTTCTTGCGTAACAGTACCATCTGACCATTCAATCAGATACCAAACAACCCCATCCTCATCCATGCGCATTTTCTGCACAGGACCTTGCGGAACAGTAGCGTTTACGCGAACAGCCTGACCTTTTTGAAATGCCGCCATGATTAGCTCCTGTTACGATGCGTCAAGGTTGAACGAGTACGTGATGTTCAACACGTCACCACTGACCACTGTACGGTCGCCCGGCGATTGGAAGTCAGACACCGAAAACAGCGTATCGGATGTACCCGTAGCTACATTAGCCAAAAACGCGCCTGCAATAGTAGCGTTGGCGTTCATAGTGAACGACGCAGCCGAAGAAGCGTTGTTGATGTTGGACGGATCATCCAGCGTAGCTGCGCCAAACGTAACGGCCTTGCGGTTGCCCGTATAGCTTGTGTTCTCATCCCAGCCAACGTGCGATGCCAGAGTATCGCCGCCAGAATACGTGGTCGAAGATGAAGTGCCGTTGACCAGACCCAGATACCATGCAGCGGTGTAAGCCGAACCTGCAAAGAACTTGGTGTTCATGTCTTGCAGACCAGTGTTGACCACGAGGTTGGGCGCAATCTCAACCCACTTCTCGTTGCCGTTGCTGTCGTAGCAAGTAACGGTAAATACACCACCGCCAGACGCGCCTTCAGCAAAGCCCGTTTTGCGCTCAACAGCAGCGCCCACGGTTTCACTTGTTTTAGAAGTTTCAATGCTCATGATTACTCCTTAGTTAATACGTATCAGCGCACTGGACGCTGTGTCAGGGGGTAAAGTCACAGTAAACGTGTTGTTGCCTGCCTGTGTCTTGTCAGACCCAAAATCCAGCACAGCAATTGACGCGTTACTCCTTGTCGTGTTGTATATCAAGGCACCACGTGCCGTAAACTGCGCAGGGTCCCACACCGGGTTTGAGAAGCTCACATACACTATCCCGTTGCTGGTTGAGTTGACTGTCACATTTGACAGTGCCTGCCCACCAGCGGTGTACCCTGTACCACTAATCTCGTTGTCCGAAGAATACACTGTTGTATTCTCGTTAATGTCTGCAAACGCTGTGTACAGCGCCATCTTCAGTGCATCAGAGGCGACATTCTGCCGTCCGTTCACCATGTCAAGCTTGAAGCTTGTTGTCAATCCTTGGCGAATAGTCATTACGTCACCGGCACCCTAACTTGTCCACTGCGGTACGCATCCTGACGCTCCAGACCATCACCCAGACGCTTCAATTCCGCCATGGCTTCATTGTACTTAGCCTCGACGTTCTGAATCAAATCCGTCTCACCTTTCATGAACAAATACGCTTCCCGCAGCGCACCATAAAGCAATGCCGGGTCATAGTTGTCGCCCAGCCATGTCCTGCCGTCCGGTGCTACCGTAATTGACTGCGGGTAGTAGTAATAATGCAACTCCAGCGTATACGCGGAATCAGGGGTAGGGCCAAAGATAAACGCCAGTTCGTCCGTAATGACGTTGCTGCTGGTAGCAGGACCAAACAACGCGTAGTACTGGGGCAACCCCGTATCAGCCGGGGTGGGGTACGCCTCACGGATGTAGTTCACATCCTTGTTCAAGAGATAATGATATGTCTCGTTTGACGTGCCGTAAGCTTCAATGACTGCCAACGAATACGACGAGAGAAAATCACCGGGGCAGGGCAGATACTTGTTGTTGGCTTTCATGGGGCCTGTGACGTTCTTGCGAAGTGCAGGTATCTGCACCGCGTTGTAAATGCGCGTCTCGGCCTGCTGCACGAAGACAGGAATATTCGCTACGAAGGTCGCTTCGTAGTTCTCTGTGTACTCCTGTATCGCATCAACAAGTTCGGTGTACGTCATTTTCAGCCCATCGGTCCACGCGCCATGACGCCTTTGGTTGCAGCGCCAGTGCCACGAATCTTGATGCCGGAAGTCTTGACTTCAGGGTAGTTGCCTTTGCTGATGCCGTCCACGGACGGATTGATCTGCGTTAGCCGCTTAGCGCCTGACTCACTTTTTGTGGCGTTTGCCATCACTTGCTTGATTCCGTTCTTAGCCATGACTGCTCCTTAACCGGTTTTCTGGTTGGCGACACGGGCAAGGTTACGCCCCATCTTCTTCATCTGGTCAGTAGTCACGCCGCCTTTTGCCATGCCTTTGCCTTTGTGCATGCGCTTCTCATGGGCTTTGACTTCCTGCCGCGCCACTTTTCTCATGTTGTCCATACCGTACTCCTAGTTAATTGTTACGTTTGCCACAGTTGTTTCTGCCACCAAATAGTTAGGCGTCAGTCCTGCATCATTTGCCCTTGCCCCACCCACCGGTGCCCAGCCCCACTGGATGATACGACTACCGCCTGACGGCGTACCATCTGACAACAGCACTGGCGAAGCATTTGCCAAAACTTGCAGCCCGCCATAACCGGACTGAATGTAGCTGTTGTCCCTGCGTGGTTCCCGCACTGCTTGCGGATCGTCCACCGGATACATACCTAACTGCAACTGCGGCTGATCGGGTTCCCAGCATGTCTGGCACACCTTGATCGTGACCTGCTTGGTCTTGATCACAAGCTTTTTCAATTCCTTCAGCTTGTATTGTTGCCCACATCGGTCACACTCAGCAATGCTGAACCGACCTGACGAAAACCTGTTACCCATTACGTTATAAACATCTGTCGCGGCACCAGACGTTCCGCGGCTTTTTCGCGGTCTTCACCTGCTGCCAAATCCCATGCCTCGTCGTACTGCGCCTTCAAAAGCACCGTGCGCTGCTCTGCACCGGGCACCTTCAACGACAGCATGTACGCCAACCCCGCAACCAGCGCATTGGTAAAACGAAACGGAATGTCCACTGCGTTCACACCGTTTCCTGCGTCAAATATGCGCCTAAGACGCCAGTAATAAAACACGTAGTACGGGTTAGCTTCCGTACCTTGATCTGGCGCAGGCCAGACATTGATCTGAGGATGCGAAACATCGCCTGTGCTTGACCCCACCCGCTGCCCACTTTGGCGGTTTATCCACACCTGAATGGGCCTGCCTTGCGCCAGTTTGTTAGGGATGGTGGAGTACGTGGAGACGGAAATGCGCGTGATGTTCAGATCAGTTTGGTTGGGCACGTCACCAGATTGTGTACGAATAACATGCTCAAGTAAGTCAACAGTATCATCAGGGAGATCATAGGTCGTCTGTCCTTGCACCATGTTGATTGAGCCTTGCTCAATCGTCCACAAGTTAACACCGCGGTTAGCCCACTCGTTCAACAACAAGTTCAAGCTGCGCCGGGCCGTCCTGAAATGGTAGCCAGTGCGCATCTCAATACCACAACGCTCAAACGCCTCCTCGAAGTACTCGTTGAGCGTTGGGTTGAAAGTTGTTGTGTCGGTGGTGTAGGCCATTATCTGAACCTTGCTGTCTTCTGAGCTATACCTTTTGGCTGCTTAACAAACTGCTTGCCTTTTGCCTTCCCTACCCGCTTTGCCTTCGTAGTGGCGGCATACTCGGCTGGGCTTAGCGCCTTGATTGCGTTTTCCGGGAGATACCTCTCGCCCGTCTTGCTTGAAGGCTTGCCTGACTTTGTACGCCATTTCTGTTCCGTCCAATTCTTCAGGCTTTGTTGCGGTGCCTTCATCCTTTGTAGCCCCCGCCAGAAGCTTTGTACTTCTTTGCCAACAACTGCGCTTTTCTTGCCGACCACTGCCCTGCAGCAGTGCCTTGCACCGCTGAGTTCTTGATCTTATTGAATAGCGCTTTTCTCATACCCGGTTTGGTGTAGTTGCCAGCTTGATTAACTTTTGATCGCTTTGCTGCACCACGCACGGCATCCTCCACAGAAGGCTTACCTAACCTTACAGAGCCACCTTTGGCGTACTGCGTAAAGTCGGTGTCATCCCGGCGCGCTTTTGTCTTAGCGCCGGGCATCTTGGAGGGGTTGATTATACCCATGCCGCGCGATGGCCTCATATATAACGGCCCTTCGTTTTACCACGCTGAACAATACCATCGCCACGGCTTGAAGCAGATGACTTTACAGAACCACCTTTGCGTACGTTTATGGGAGGTTTAGGTGGAACGTAAGCAGACTTAGCCGTAGCAGCGGGTTTAGCCGTAGCAGCGGGTTTAGTTGTAGCAACGGATTTAGCTATGTTAGCGGGATTGACAGGCAAAGCAGCAGATTTAGCCGTAGCAGCGGGTCTAGCTGGGATAGTCGCAGGCGCATTAGCCGGAGGGGCTTTAGCCGTAGCAGCGGCGTATTTTCTGTTTGCTTCTTTTTCCCTTGCTTCCGCTTTTTGTATGTTCGCCTGCCTTTGTGCAGAACCTTCTTGCATACGTTGCTTAAAAGCTGCCCTTTCTTCACGGTTAGGCCTTTTTGCAGCTAGTTCTTTTACGCGTTTAGCCTGATCTTCCTGTCGAAATTTTTGGATAAGTGCGTCATCTGCTATCCGCCCTTGTGTACCACGACCCCTCAGCGATTGTTGTATTGAAGTAAGAGAAGCTGCAAGGCCCTCTCCACCTAATTTTTCGTACTTAGCTTTCCGTTTATCGTAGCTTGCTCTAAGCGCTTTTTCATGCGCTTCGCGTTTTGCCCGGCCTTTTTCGTACGCTTCCTTCATCCGTTGTCTTTGTTCATCGGAAATAACAGGTGCTTCATCGTCAGCAGCCCCACCAGAAGCCATTTTTTTAGCCACAGGTTTACCTCTAGCCATACTACCAAAAGTCATTTTTCTCGTAGCCATCATATCCTCCTATTAGCACTTACCGCCGTACTTCATGCCTTTGCCACCGGACATGACAATTTGCTTGCCCTTGGTTTTGCCTTTAACGGCAACACCATCACGGCTAGGAGCTGCAGTTTTAACCGCACCCATCTTCGATGAAGTCATGCCGCCGTTGGCGTACTTAGCCATGCCGCCTTTCTTCATGCCAGCTTCTTTCATCTCATGTTTAATCATGGACTTAGGAGCACCTTTTTTCTTCATGAAGCCGACTTCTTTCTTCATCATTGCCTTTGACTCTTTCATTTCGCCTCCTCCGGCTTTGGTAAATTCGCGTCCCACGGATTGCGGCACGCCTGCTTTCTTTGCAAATTTTGGGTTATGCGCTACTGCTTGCATAAACCGTTCTTGCTTTTTGCTAACCGTGGGCATCAGTTACTCCACTTGCCCGACAAAAACCCAACAAGCGCAGACATGCCACTAGCGGCACCGCCAGCCCACATCAACACTTTCCAGCCACCTTTTGCTTCAGAAAGCGTTTTGTTTATTTCCTCGATTGACTTGCGAATGGCGGCAACGTCCTCCTTCATGGAGTCCATGTCGTCTTGCAAATGTTTGATGTCGTTCGCGTGAGTAGCAAGCTCACGCGCCGTCTCTATTTCGGGAGTCATACTTAACACTTCCATGCCCTTAACGATTTATTGATGCGGCTGTTCGGGTCGTTGGCTGTTTTGGATGAAGTAAGTTTCTTTTTCATCCCTTCCATGCGCGCGCAGAAGGAACGCTTTCTGGCTCCGCCCTCCGGCTGTGGAGCCTTCAGCCCCGGCTTGCCGGGGTTCGCCGCGTTGTAAGAGGCTCGCCCTTTGGCGTTGAGTCCGCCCTTGGGGTTCTTGCCTTCTTTCCTCTGCCATGCTGGGGTCTTAGCCATAGAACACCGTTAAAGATGCGTTGACCAAAATAGCTGATACGTTCGTTTGGAACAGCACGCCTTGATCGGGGATTAGCACGGCAAAGGTTTCGCCGTTGGCTGTGGTAGGAACAGTAAACACATTTGCCCCACCATCAACCAACGTGACATTTCCCGCACTGGAAGTTGGGCCAATGAGCACGCTCTTGACCCTTGTGCGGCCTTCATACACCAATCCCGTAGAGCTAATGCTCTTGGCTTTAACGTCTGTTTGCATAGCCATGATGGCCTCCTATCAGACGTTTTGCTGACCGAGCAGATAATCAGCTACGTAATATTGAATAATCCCGCCAACATTGCCCGAAGCCGAACCACCGTCCGAAACCGTGACAACGAAGTTCGAGGTAGCCGAAGGCGTAATACCCATGCCACCGCCAGCATTTGTTGAGCCGGGGGTCACTGTCTTGGCACTGGTTGCCGTCAGACCAGATACAAAATACGAAGCGTTTGATGCACCGCCCACAATCGTATAGCCGACGTTAATAGCGCCTGCAGTAGAAGGATCGGTTATCAGAATGGCTGTTACAACTGCGTTTGCAGGCAGTTCAACTTCAGCCGTTTGTCCTAGCGCCACAACTGCATTGGAGCTGGCAGTAGCGTTAGCGGAATAGAAAGTAGCGGCCATGAGCATGGAGCCGCAGTAAGCCTGACGCGTTGAGTCGTTACCGCCCGAACGCCATATTGCTTGGGTAGTTGCAATTCCCATAATAAATTGTCCTCACATGCGAGTTCGGTATGGCAATTTGCATGTCATCAGCCGGGAGCTGTTTGCCACACCGGGGATTCCCGGAGATACCGCTTTATAACCTACAAAAGAGGGGGCGTAAAGCCCCCTCTTCTTACGCGCCTTGCGAGCCGTACATGCCCAACGGGTCCGACCAGCCGAACGAATAACGCTCACGTGCCTTGTAGCGCACGTTGCCGGTGTCGAAATCGCCGTCCATGCCGGTAGACATTGGAACGCGAACAAAGTGCTTCATGCCGTTAGGAACATCAGTGGTCAGGAACCATGCGTTCGTATCGGTCAGGAAGTGGTTGATCGCGTAGCCTTCCGGGATGGAACCGTTGTTCTTCAGCGCGTTGATGTCGTTGTCGGTGGTACCAACACGCAGGCTGGTTTCCAACAGACGAGTTGCAACGAACTGCAGAGCCGACGGGATGATCAGCTTGCGGGGCTTAGCAGCAATCAGCAGGCCACGTTCGTCAGTCCACGCAGCGATCTGAATAACGGCGGCTTCAAGCGAAGTCTCGTTCAGGTCGGCAGGGGTCGTCGGAATGTTGCTGTTGGTGCCACCAGATACCAGCGGGTGCTGTGAGCTGACCAGGGAGACGCCATCGCCGCCAGTGTAGCTGGAGGAGAAGCCGTTGTTCAGAACAGCCGCTGCCTTGACCTGCTTGGTATAAGCCATCGAACGTGCGAGAGCTTTGGTGTAACGAGACGACAGGGAGTCGTACAGGTTATCTTCAATAGCCTCTTCGGTCAGGGAGAAGCCCTGAGCGATGGTTTCGTGGTTATAGCGAGCAGTCCATGCTTCCTGCGCATTGTCGTAACGAATTGCACTACCTTCGTTCTTGACCGGTGCGGCAGTAAAGCCAGACAGCTTGGTTTCTTCTTCAAACGAACGCTCGGAAGTCTCGGTTTCGTAGATTTCCTTGTGTTCTTCGCCGTAGCGTGCGTACTCCAGACCGAACAGGGCGTTCAGGCCGGGCAGCAGCTCTTTAAGCAGTTGAGCGCGTGAAATAGCCATGGTTTACTCCTTATACGCCTGTCGGGTTGAGGTACTGATGACCGCCGGTCACTGTAGCGGTGTTAGCGCCAGACAGATTGACCGAAATCGTCACGTACGGTGCGTTGAACTTGCAAATGTACTCGCAATAGCCGTTGGAGCTATTACCAGTATCAGGTACCAGATCAACAATACGGATTGGGAACGACGCAGTGGTAGCAGTGTTGCCACCAAAGATGCCCACAGCCGAATCACCAGTAGTGTTCGAGCCTGCGTTTTGCACCAGAACAGCGTTTTCGCCAACCAGCTCAGGACCGTAGAACGCCACAGTGGTGCCGGTCGAAACCGTTGCCACTTTGAAAAGAACGTCTGGGTCGTCAACCACGTAAGCGTAAGCATCGCTTGCAACGGTACCGGCAGGCCAGTACTGAGCAAACTGCTTCTGCGAAGTTGTGGGGTTGGTGTAGGTAACACCAACAAAAATGCCCACCGGGGTAGCGGTGCTGGTACCAGTGTCTTTCTCGACGGTACCGTTGGACACACGCTTTACCACATCGCCGTAGTAGATGCTGGTGTTGTAACCACTAGCAATCTTCATCAGGCGAGTGGAACCGGCATAGGGCTGACCACCGATCAGATTGACCGGCTGCAAGCCGTAAGGCTTGTCAACTGTGGGATATGCCATAGCTTCACTCCAAGGTTAGTATTTACTTCGTACCTTTGCCAAAGCTAGTCGTGGATTTCCGTTCGTTGAAGATTGGCATCCGCGGGTCGCTTTGACGCATCAGGTTGTTATCAACTGATTGCATCCAGCCCTCGGCCTGACGCTGGAAATAGTCGTTACGCGCCTGAATCTTTTCCTTGGGCATGCGGCACAACATCAAGCCGCCCATTTCGACGTTGCCGTTTGCGTTAGCAGGCAACATCAGTTCAGGATGATCTTCAGCTTTAACTGGTTCCCAGCCTTCACGAATCTGTTTTGACACGTGAGACGGAGCAGCTTGGCTGATGATATGCGTAGCAATCCAGCGGTACCCATAATCGGGGTCAGGGGTTGGGTCTGGCAAAACGCTCGGCGGTTTGTAGTCAATCCGAGTTTCTTTTTCGCGTGTCTCTAGTTCACGGGGAATACGTGGGGTATTAGCCATTGCGAGCCTCCAGCTTCATAAGTTCAATTGCGTACTGTTTAGGGGTTAAGCCAAGCTTTGCCGCTATCACTTCTTGCGATTTTGTTAACTTAACCTTTTTGGTTGCAGCAGAACGCGCAGCGGGTGCGACAACGGTCGCGGCTGGTTTTTTAGAAGTGGTGCCGGTCGGCTTTTGAGGTTCCCCAAATACTTCCGGGAACTTTTCTCTGAGGCGAGCGTCAATACGCTCGAAATATTCGTCAGTCCGGGCATATTCCAGCCCACGCTCGGCGGTTAGGCGCTGATGGGTAGCGAGTGCCATAGCGGTGACTTCCTCGTAACCGGGTGCTCCGAACCACTGGTTTCTTGCCTGCCAGCGCAGGGTTTTTTCGTCCGGGCGCACCTCTGGCGGAGGTGATGGCTGACTATATACCTGTTCCGGTTCTTCTTGTAAAGAGGTCGGCTTGAAATTTATTGCCTTGTCAAGCCGCAACTTGGCGTCGGCCAACTCCTCCTGTGCCGACAACATGCCGTCAGTGTCATACGCCTCCGCTGCCTCTTTGTACTTGCGGCGAGCCATCTCAAGATCGGCCTCGGCCTTGGACTTCAACACCTCGGCAAAGGTCTGCTCCCCTGTATTGACATAGCCGCGCAGCTTCTTGTTCTCCTCCACAAGCTGCTGGGCAACCCGGATAGCCTCTTCCCTTTCCCGCAGGGCGGCTTCCTTGGCGCGGCGCTCGTCGTGACGGGCATGAGCCAGCTCCTTGATGCGTTTCTGCACCTTGTCGCTGTACTGCTCAATCTCATCGTCAGACGGGTCATTGACTTCCCTATCCAGTGGCTTTCGGCCTCTGTCGTCGGGCGGGGTATCGTCTTCTATCTCGATCTCGACATCGGACTCGGCGCTGACATCAATCTCTATGTCATCCTCGTCAGGTTTGCGAATATCCGGCAAATCGTCGTCGTTGTCACGACCCGGAATTTTCAGCTCCGTCATGTACTCTTCATTAGCCATACATCTCTCCTTACGCTGCGCGTGCGTAGCCGCGCGGGTCTTCCACCGTGCCGTCCACCTGATCATCGTTAATCATGCGGAATTCACGCCCATGGATTGTGAACCGTGTGCCGCTGTATGCGCGCACCAGAACAAAATCTCCTTCTTTGCACCACGCCCCGGACGGAAACTTTGCCGGGTCTTTATAAGCATCAGGGCCTACAGCCACAACAAACAACACCGTTGTGGTTTGTTCTTCAATTCGTTGTGATATAGCTGCTTTTACGAGCATTGAATCTTCAAACGTATCATCAGCAGGTGGCACAACACACAGAATCTTAAATCCCGCAGGTCGTGGCAACTGACGTGCTTTTGCGGCATCGCCGGGTGCGTCCACTTGTTCTTCGTCAATTTTCTTTTCAGCGGTTATCAAGTCTTTCAAGTATTGCGGAAGGAGTATGTCACTCATCTTCGTCGTCCTTTATGGCTTTCTTAGCAAGGTCAAGTAAGTGGCGCTCTGCAATAGCTAGACCTTGAATCACACCGCAGAGCTTTGTATAAGCCGGATAGTCAGCACAGGCACCGCCTGCGAGATCGTCACAGTAGTTGTTCATGTCGTCCCGAATTTTCTTGCGCAGGACATCAACGAACGATGTGTACTCTTCTATTGTGGACATTAGTCTCCTTTAGCTTTGGGTTGAGGTTTGTCTACCTGACGACGTTTAATCGACAGGTCTGCGCGATTTCTCGCGATCTCTGCACCAATACGAACTCCCTCGCGCTCGTTATCGGCGTTCATTCTTGCTTCGTCCATTTTGATCTTGGAGCCAACCTTCAAGCCTTCTAGCTCCATCTGTGCTGCAAGCTTGTCTTTCTCCAGCTCGATCTTGTCTGCGGCAGCAGCGGCGTCTGCTTGCATCTTGGCGCGTTTGATCTCGACCTCTTGCTGCCGTAACTGCAGCTCGGCTTGTTGGAGCATGAGCATCGGGTCTTGCGCCATGGCTTGTTGTTGCGCCTCGGCTTGTTGTTGCGCCACGATGTTCTGGCTCTCCTGCAACACCATGGGTGCCGCTTGCGCCACCAGACGGGAGAGCTGCACCTCCACTGCCGGATTCATTTCCTCGTCCGGCATCGGCAAGTCCGCACCCAGTGCTTTCTCGATCTTTGACCGGTACGCAAACGCAATGTGCTCCATCAAGTGCGCCATCATCGCCTGTTGAATCATTGGCGCTTGTGGGTTCTGTCCAACCATTTGCTGAATTAGCGGGTCTTGCATTGCACTCATGTGCACCTTGATGTGTGCCTCATGGTCCTGATACATAAACGCCTTAACCGGTTTTAACCGCATCACATTCATGTTTTCCGAGATGGGGTCGGTTGGCTTCATGTCGTCGTCCGTGGGGACTAACTTCTGGAAGTCCTTGAAGCCCAGAGTCTCCAGCATCTGCCGGTGAAGCAGTGGCATGTCATACAACTGCGGCGCAGTCTGCGCCAACTGCAGTGCTGCTTGATGCTGCACCACGCGTTGACTCATTGTTGCTGCGTTGGGGTCTGAGACAGGGATGATGTCTACATCATCGTAGTCCTCGCGCTTGGCGCGGGGTGAGCCGTATTCCGGCTGATAGCTGTACTCATCCGGGGTGTAGTCCCGTATGATGTCTTTGATTAGTCTGAGTTCTTGTTTGAGCGCGTAATGTACCCGCGCTTGGACGGCTGACATGACCTTGAGGGTTCGCTCAAGTACGGCCAGAGTTGTTCCCACCGGCGTATTAGCCGACATATCGGACACTTGGATGTCGGCAGTCGCTGCGAAACGTCTGCCCTCCTCAACGATAGTACCAAGGAGGCTGTATAGAGTGGCCGATGGTTCTTTGTAAGGTAGCGGCAGTATATTGTCACGGATGGCTCCTGAACCTGTATCCACATCACGCCATTCACCGGGAGCGATAGGCGTGTCGTCTCCTTTAATACGCAGTCCTCTGGACTTTAGTCCGCCCGGCAGGTTGGACAGCGTGCCTGCATCAACCAGTTGCCTCATCAGCGATGTAGCTGATTTAGCGTAGCCGCCAATCAAATGGAACAGACCAAACCCATACGGACCCAGACCGGGGACGTATACATAATGCACGAAATGCTGACGCTTTTGTTTTAGCTCGTCGTCCTCGCGCCAGTTGCGGCGGATAGCCAGCACTTCATCAGAACCTTTTAGAACAGTAACTACGTACGGCAGCGCAATCCCTGTAAGCTCGCCATCCTTGTCTTTGTCTTCAAAGCCCGGCAGATCAATATCAGCGTGAATCTCATATATCTCGTAGCGGTCATCAAACGACGCCGATATGCCCGTCTCCTTGTCTTTTTTCTGTTGTATTTCGTTAGTGACTTTCGGCGGGTCGCCAAGCTCAACCTCACGATAGAACCCAGCCTTCTGGAGCTTGAGAATCTCATTCTCGGTCTTCCTCATCCTGTGCGTTAGCCGTGGGCACGAAGCCAGCTCAGTGGTGCCGTAAGGAATGATGATGTCTTCAGCAGGCACAAACAGCGACACAGGTCGCTCGGTGTTTACATCAAAGTAGACCTTCTTAAACGCAGAGCCTGCGGCTGGCAGCGAGAAGAGCATCCTCTCATGCTCCGGGCGGAACTCTGCCATCTTGTCTGTCAAGTAGTAGTTCATGTCTTCTTCAACACGAACTGCCGACTCTTTCTTCTTTGGCGTCTCGTCGCCAATGATCTTGGTCTTGGCAGGCCCCTTGGCCGGGAACGTCTCTGTAATCGTTTCCGATTGGAACCGGATGACCGCTTCGGTAATCATGGGGTGGTACACACCACAAGCGCCAGCCCAAGGCTCTGTTCGCTCCTCGTACTTCAAACCCAGTAAGGTCAAGCCTTCCTTGTATATGTCGTCCCAATCCTTGCGCGCAGACAAGTCGTTCTTCACATCATCAAGCAGCTCACCCACCAGCGAAGACAACTCCCCTGCCTCCATCTGTTCAGCAAGGTTAGCGTTGAAGTCATCCTCTTCGCCCGGACGTATCTCTATCTCCAGCCCATCAGCACGGATGTTGACCTCTTCCGGGTCCTCGATCTCGATCTCAATATCCGGCTCGTCAGCCAACGCGTCCATGCCCAGTGGTGCTTGATACAGTGCCTTGTCTATAGCCATGATGGCTCCTTAATAGTATGCGTGCGCCTTGCGCTTAAAAAATGTCGGCTCGTCCTCGTAGTCGCTTGGCAGGCTGATAAACCCACCTTGGCGGTAGCGCAGAAGCGCTTGTGAGATCGTGTCAACGTAATCGTCATGCTCGCCCACGGGAAAGGCGGCAAGTTCCTCAATTACTTCTCTTGCCCATCGTGTGTCCGGTGCCCAGACCTTGCCACTGTAAAAGAAGTCAGCGATGGCATTAAGTCGTGCGGTCTTGTCAGTGGTGCCTCGTTGCTTGCCTCGGCTGGGCGTGAACTCGTCCACTGGAATACCCATTGCCCGAAACTCTTGAATAAGCGGGGCACCTGCTGCCTTTTTCTCCACAATGAACGCATCTGGCTCCCATTCTTTCCAGTGTTTGTACGCTACCTGCTTTAGCTCAGGAAACGCCATCCTGTCCTTGAACGCGTCCAGCAGTATTAAGTTAGGCGCACCGCCATCCTCGTCGTTATAGAACACACCCCACGTGGTGCAGGCGCTGTAGTCAGCAGACGTCTTCTGCTCGTGCGCGGTATCCCAGCTCTGAATAATGTAGTCACACTGCGGCGGCTCGTCCTCTTCCCATATCTTCCACATGCCGCGGTTGATGATGGCTGACGCTTCTGCCGTTGGATTCTGCATGTACTGCGCGTTCCAATACCGCGGGTCCATGGCGCTCTTCTTTGCCTTCAAGACCTCCAGCGGCCACTGCTCCGGCCAGAGACTTTTCTCGTTCTCTTCGCCCTCATGCAGTATGGCAGGCAGCTCCACGATCTCCCATGGGTCACTGTCAGGGTTTTTTATCTGGTAGTCAATCAAGCGACCAGTTAGGTCAACTAACGACCAGCGCGTCATAATTACAATGATTGCCCCGTTGGGCATCAAACGCTGCAGGGGACCTTGCTGGAACCATTGCCATGCCGAGTCAAACGCCAAGCGGCTGTTCGCTTTCATGTCTTGTTCCGAGTGCGGGTCGTCGATAACAAAAAGGTCTGCACCACGACCGGCCAGTGCTCCACCAACACCTGCTGCGTAATACTGGCCTCCGGCCATTGTGGACCACTTTCCTGCGGCTTTCTGGTCTTCCGCGATCTTGGTGTTTGGGAAAATCTCTTGGTACTCTTCACTGTCAATTAAGTTCTTTACGCGGCGACCGAAGTCTTCGGAGAGGCTCGCTGTGTGCGTGCCCATGATGATCTTTTTCTCAGGGTAGTGCCCCATGAAATAAGCGGGGAACAGGTAGGAGGAGAACTCCGACTTACCCATACGTGGTGCAATATTGATAATTACGCGCTTTTTCTTGCCCTCAATCACGTCCGTGAATATCTTTGAGAGCTTCCTGTGGTGCGGTCCTATCTTGAAACCGGGGTAGACCTGTGTGGCAAAGCCCAAAAGGGACGTTTTTGCCGCAGTCTTTGACGCACGCGCTGCCCTTTCTTCCAAATCAGACAGCAACTCCGCCTTCTCCTCCGGGGAAAGGGTAGGCAGAACGCGTTTTAACGCGTCAATCTCCTGTTTCGTCAGGTTCATTGGTGATTTCCGTCACATCGGTGACGTCTGTGACGTCAACTATCTGCGCCATGCGCGCTAATTTCTCTTTTATGCGCTCTTCCAGCTCTGAATCCGACAAATCTGTCTTCTTGACCTCCACGCGGTCAGTGAAAAGCGCTACTTCCGTCACTTTCCCCAACAGTTCTAGGGCGCGAAGCCTGATTTTTGCGTCGGGGTGGGCGGTTTCCTCCACCAACTTAGCCACCGCGTAGCCTCTGATCTCCTTGGCCTGCTCAACAAAGTGCCAATCGTAGGCGGTTAGCATGCCGACCAGATGTTTTACTGCTTCTGGCGTCTCGATCTTGGACAAAGCAGCGCGCTGTTGTTTGGCGTCAGCGGTTTGCGTCATCACCGCAAAGGCTTCGCGTGCGGTTTGCTCTTGTATTTGATCAAAAACGTCCTCGTCTGGCGTGGCTCCCAGCTCTTCCAGCCACTTCGCCGTTTCGACTTGCGCGTCAATGATCTCGGTGGGGGAAGCTTTTGAGACGAGTTTAGCCTCTGGCGTGGGGAGCACGTCAGGAGTGTAGATGGTTTCGTCCAACAGGTGCTCTAACATAAGCGTAGACCGTTGCAGTCACGTTGGGCGGAGTATATACTTCATTTTGTCGCTGTGTAAATTTTTACACGGTGGCTGTCTCCGTGGTTGGAGATTCTCGCTTGAAGCCATCCGGCTTTGACCCTCGCTCCGGCGGGGGTCTTTTTTATCTGTGCATGTCTAATATTAGACAAATTTGATTTTAAATTTTTTAAAAATTTTTGGGGCGTTGTCATGATTTTAAGAAAAATGTGGAGCGTGGTTGGGGAATAGTGTTCTGTGGCGAAGCCGCCGCGCTGCCATATTTGTGGGGGATGGGGTAGGGTAGGGTCGAGAATGTTGCCATTTTGGTTGTTGAGCAGAGGTTTGACGCGTTATATGAGAGGGTATGTTTCTCTCACTCATGGACATTTCGTACATGAGTTCATTCAACCAATGAGGTGACATCATGCAAACATTCATCAACAAGGCTGTCTTTGCTATCTTCGACGACGCAGATAAGTCTGCGCTCTCATTCGCTGAACGCTTGCTCGCTGAAGGCATTGGCGATAGAGCGACGGCCAGACCATACACAGTGGCATGGGCTGCGGCTAAGCATGGCATTGAAACGAAGGAAGGCCAGCGCGGTTTGACGTTCGTTGACAAAGACAAGCGCAAGTATGAGGCCGCGCAGCAAGCGGCTAAGCGTGTACTTGAGATTTGCTTTCCTGCGGCTGACGTCGCACATCTGCCTGACGCGTCAAAACCGAAGGCCAAAGTCGATCCGGTCAAGCGTGAGGCACAGCGCATCCTCAAGAACTTCACGCCAGCGCAGCGTCGCAAGCTGATCGAGCTTCTCTCCGCTTAACTCATGTACGTTTTGTACACGAGTTCTCCCGAACCGCGCAGGAAATCACCCTTCTGCGCGGATTCTCAATCATGTCAACCGAGGTAACCCCATGACCAAATTTGAAACCAAGCAAGTCGAAACCATTCGCGCTCACATCATGTTGGGCAACGTCGTATCAGCCGCACGCGGCCTCTCATCCCTGATTCGCTGCGCTCGCACTGGCAAAAGCGTAACCGAACTCACCGCGCTGGCCGTTGAGCTTGGCCTGCGTAATCACCCTGACTTCATCATCTGAGGAGAATGACCATGCGTAACAATCAACTCGAACAAGCACTGCTACGCGCAGGTTTCGTGAAAGCCAAAGAAACCAAGCCAACTCGTGTACGTGATGTACATGAGTTCAGCGGCAAACCAGAGTGGCAATCACTCACTCATGCGGAACGCGAGCACTATCAACAACAGTTTAACGCGTCAAGCTAGAAATAGGACTGCCAAATAAAAATGTTTAATACTCGGCACTCGTACTGGCGCGTGCACACGCAAACGTATCTAGCTAAGTATTTGTATTTATTTATATTTATATGTATATGTATATTAGATGTAGCACTTGTCCATGGTTTTCAACATAGTATATGGGTCTGGAAAAAATACTTGATAGAAGTCAGCAAAAGAACCAAAATGTTCGGCAAATTCTTCAATCATCTTGGCTGGACACATATATACCTTCCAAAACCATTGACATGTGCTCAACCAAATTTTTCAGGAGAAAAAAAATGTTATAGATCAACGCCATACCTCACACCCTCTGCGTGTACACCAGCCGGTACAACTGCCGAGTATTGTACACGCCCCAAGAAACAGACTTAACGTGTCAAGGAGGAAGCTATGCCTCATGCGAAAAAAAGGCTGCGCGACTGTACGCGCAAGCAAATCATCACGCGACTAAACCGCAGATTTGAACACAGCGCAGTCGTTACGCCTGCCGTGGTGAAGGCCATCGCTGATCGTATCTGTGAACAGCGCAAGCTACAGAAGTACCACGCACACCGCACTGCGCGGTTAAACAATGCGTGGAAGGTAGTCATTCAGCCGTTAGCAAAAGAGATTGGCTCGCTTCAAACGCGGCTGGCTCAGTGGAAAAAGCGCGGCAATGTCGAGATGACTACGTTCTTTGGCGCGTACCTCAACGCGCTATTAAAAGTGCGCGACATCCTGCGCGCGTACCAACGGCAGGAACTCACGCCAGAACAAAAGGCAAAGGCCGTCAACCTCTCCGACGAGGGCATACTACCTAACTCGTTATCTCGCTTGCCGCTTGGTCAGCACTGGTCTGATTGGGTTCCGCACAAGATCAAGCGTGAGTTCATGCGAGCACATTCAAACCTTGCGACCAGAACACGCAGGCTCACGCTCATCTTCCAGCGTGAGCCAAACAAAACCATCCTCGACCAGCACTGGCGCGTGCGTCAGATGTGGGTAGAAGAACTGAACCAACTGCAAAACACCATTGACCGCGACGGCACAGACCGGCGCGAGTACGAGGTCAGGCAGGCCGAGCGCATACGGCAGGCAATAGCCAAGCTCGAAGCTGCACCAAAGGACAAACGCATCACACCACACTGGCGCAAGCTGGTCACATCAAAGGAGGCAGCATGACAAAGGAACAACTCGATGCGCTCATGGCGCAGGCTGGGTTAAAGCAGCTATTGATCGACAAGGCAAACAACGATCTTGACAGGTTAATCCAGAAGCGATTAAAGTACGAAGCTGAACTGGCTAACCTGTTAAGTTTGATTGAGGCGGCGCAGACCGCACGCAAGCAGCGAGAAGCAGTAGAAGTAGTGGCAGCAAAACTGTAACTCATGGACATCCTGTACATGAGATCAACCAACCACAATGGAGGCAACCATGCCATACATCAGAAACACAGGCGGCAACTCACGCTTCTTCGATGACCTAAGCGTCACCGACAACACGACCGAGCTTGAAACCGTTGAGCTATCCAATGGCATCAACTATTTCTTCAGCGACGTCAACAGCAACAATCACAGTAGCAACCACATCTTCAGCTTAGTCCCATACTGGGATCGCTTGGCGCGTCACTTCCGCATACTGGTGCAGCAACGCACATTCAAGGCACTCATTGACGCCGGTGCGTTTACCAACACGCGCTATGCGCCAAACCCTGCGGACATACGGCCTAGCTACAGCGACGACACCATCCGGCAAGCGCAAGAGGCACTGACTAACTGCGCCAATGCGATGAGTCAGGTTGTACGCAGGCGCTTCGATGACGCCGATATGTCTGACACGGTGTACTGCAACAAGGCAAACAAGCTGTTCTCGCAGTTGTATTCCAGTGTTGTGCACGATGTGCTAACTGATTCGCGCAACCTGCGTGAGGCGTACTCATCATCGTTTGACCACACGGCAGGTACAACGGCGCGTCGTGTTGCGCTTGAGATCCTGGGTGAGATGATGCGCCAGACCAGCGTGTATGCAAACATTGGCATACTGTATGCGGTGTATCACCTGAAGTTCGGCAACCTGATCGACGGCTCCATCACTAGCTCATTCAACGGCGGTATCAGAGGCTTGCGCCAGACCATGCGTGACATCTTGGAGTTCGAGGATGGAGAACAAGTCACTGACTACATCATCAACAACTACAACTTCGAGCAGTGCGAGGACTGCGGTGAGTGGGAGTCACACAACTATTCACACCGCACCTATCACGACGAGTCAGTGTGTCGTGTCTGCGTCGAAGAGAACTACAGATGGTCTAACTATCATGACCAGTATGTGCACTGCAACTATGCGATGTCTGTTATTGGTAGTGACGGTGATCGTGACTACATCCACGAAGATGCGCGAGACGATGGCGACTTCGAGTGGGATGAGAACGAGGACTGCTATGTCAATGTCAACTACGATAGGCCAAGCAAGTCACTGCGTCGCTATCACAACGCCAAGAACAATGAGTCGTACCGGCTCATACATTCGGATTGGTCAGCGCGCAATCAACGCTTCTTCGGTATCGAGCTTGAGGTCGAGTGTCGCAAGGGTTATCCCGGCGAGCACGCAGATAAACTCAACGACGCGCTAAACGATGGCAAGCTAGGTGAGCGTTGCTTCTTCGAGGAGGATGGCAGTCTCTCGCATGGCTTCGAGATCATCACGCAGCCTATGGGTCTTGACTCGCACTATCAGTTCTGGGAGTGGCTCACCGACAAGAACCTGACACGCGACTTGCGTAGTCATGACACATCAACCTGTGGCTTACACATCCACGTCAACCGCGACAACATCAAGGACTTGCAGATCAACAAGATGTGCGTGTTCATTCATTCGCCTGACAATCGCAACCTGATCAAAGCGATTGCGCGGCGTTACGGTGTTGGCTATGCGTCAATGCACGACAAGAAGTTAGGCACTGCACATCATGCGTCACGCAGCGACCAGCGTTACGAGGCAGTCAACCTGACTAACCGTCGCACCATCGAGATGCGTATATTCAAAGGCACACTAAAGCATGAGTCCATGCTTGCTGCCATCGAGTTCACTAACGCACTCATCAAGTTCACCGCACCAGCATCACCGGCTGGCTTCATGCTGAACTCATACCGCTTCATGGACTACATCAACAGCAACGAGATGAAAGCGGACACGCGCAACCTGCGCAAGTATCTGACCGATGTCGGTTACACATCGTAACCGAGTTTTATTTCCAACCACACTAAGGAGAACTAACCATGTGCATACTCATTCATCATCCAGCTAACGTCGCGTTCAATGACGCTCTGTTGAACGACTTCTATTCATACAACTCTGACGGCTTCGGTGCTATGTATGTCGAGAACGGCAGCATCGTCGTGGTCAAGACACTTGGCAAACCTGCCGAGATCAACACGCTCTACCGTGACACACTGAAAGGTCGTGAGTGCATCATTCACTACCGCATGAAAACTCACGGCGACATTGATCTTGACAACTGCCATCCGTACAAGGTCACTGACGATCTGTGGATGGCGCACAACGGCGTGCTGTCTATGGGTAACCCCATCGATCCCAAACGCTCTGACACATGGCACTTCATCGAGTACATCTTGAAGCCTGCCATGCTGCACAACCCGAACATCATCCTTGACCCTGACTATCAGGCGTACATCGAGAAGATGATCGGCGCATCTAACAAGTTCGCTTTCCTGCACAGTAGCGGTGAGGTTGTCGTGCTCAACTACGATGCAGGCGTCGAGCATCAAGGCGCATGGCTGTCCAACACATACGCATGGTCAGCACACAAGCATGGTCATGGCCGTCGCTCTGCATACACTGGCTACTACGGCGACAGCTATGGCACTGGCTACACGATGTATCCAACCAAGCACTCAAGCAAATCACTGACTGCATCATCACAGTACGACACACGCGGCGCAGCGTACGGTGACTATGACTACGACGAGTACGACTACGAAGTGTACGACGTCAACGTCAAGCCCAAGAAGTTCAACATCGACAAGGTAGTCAAGGCTGCACACAACTGCTATCGCCGCGGTATGCACCAGCTTGTTGATTGGGTTGTCGCTGCACCGGACAAAGCAGAGTACCTGTTGATCGAGTGCTATGGCGAGAAGGAGCAAGGCGAGACACGCGAGCTAGTTGACTCTGACCCGGAGGAAGCAGCACGCTGGCTGTTCGAGGTGTTTGACAGCGGCAACCTTGACAAGTCTGTCGCTAACTAATTGTGCGGCAACTCGTGTACATGGTGTACACGAGTTTTACTTTGGAGGTGTGAAATGGATGACAGAGAAAAAACTTTGCAAATGATGCACCGTCTGATGAAGGCAATCAAAACTAACGACGATGAGATCGAACCGTACATCGTTATACCTGCGCTGAACTACACGTTGGGCTATGTGTTGGGGCAAGCGTTGGAGGATGGCGTTGGCATGGACAAGCTGGCTGAGGTGTACGGTCAAGTCATCAGTGAGATTGACTACGCACGCAATACCGCTACCGCTGTTGTTGCTACCTATGACGCCATTGAGAAGGCGAGGCACTAGCCTCTCTTTTGACGGGTGTCATTCTCTTTTTGGGGGTTTTATGCACGATGAAAATTTGTTGCGTGACGTTTGCGTAGTCGTGGTCGCGGTCATGGTTTTGATGATGACTGGTGCTGCGCTTGCGTACCTTGCGCTTGCTTTTGTACCGCCGTTCTGGCGGCTTTTATTCTTTTAGGAGGCAGTATGAACAGGAAAGTTAAACACGAATACACCGTACGCATCAAGGGCAAAGCTGACTTTGACAAAACCTTGAACGTGTTTGCCGATACCGTCGAGGACGCCATACATGCAGGACTTGATGCCATATCGCAACGTGACCTTGATAACTTTACCGTGGACACCATCCGGTTCCGCGTAGACCCAACGGAGAACGCTGATGAGCGAGCTACAAGACCTGAGTAAGGAAGACCTGATGACGATGGTGCAACAGCTAGAAGCGCAGCTAAACAGCATCGTCAAGGCACTGGTAACGCATGGAGAACTCACGCGAGCCATCCTGCACGCCAACCACATAGTAGAAAACCTGCATGGCGAACCCACGATGGAGCAAGTGCGTGAGCTATGCCTAACCATTCAACACGCAGCGTCACGCGTAAGGAGCAGAGAATGATTCTTGTAGAAACCAAAGTCAGCTACGACCGCAAAGCGCCCAACGCGAAGGTTGCCAACGCCAAGAGCGCGCTGTTCCGTGGCTACGTTTATCGGCACACGATGATGTGGGGCAGCGACGGCCTGCGCGTGCTGCCTGTGTCGTTGTGGTCTGAGTTTGCAGAAGGCGTGGACAGGTTCCAAGATAACCTGTCAGAATTCTGTAGCGTGGCGGTGCATTACCTGCCGTATCCAGACCGCAAGCCCTATGCCGATCAGCCAGACTTGTTCGAGGCAACGAAGGACGAGCTACGGCGCAGGCGCAACATCATGTACACCGATGTGTGCCACAGGCTAGGGCTGGTGCTGGACGACTTGAACGAGGCGTTAAAAGCTGACTACGCAGGCGAGAGCAGCAAGCGTGGCCGCTTGTACCAGACCACGCTGACCGGCCTAACCCACGAGGTAAAGCTGTTTCGTGCGTTCAACGACGCAGCCTTCCAGAGTGACGCGTTAAGCCAGATACTCACTAACCTTGAGAAATTTAGTGACATGGATGTTGACGCGTTACGCAAGAAGTCTGATGTACGCCGTGAGGCGTGGCAAAGATCAATAGATATGTTGAATCTTTTGTCGAAAGCTTGACATGCAGTACCATATCTGTATTATCCACTCACCAACCACAGGAGAACGTCATGGCTAAAAAGCCCAAGACCCTTACCGTTGCAGATTTACCTCTGACCGTCCAATCCATGCTGGAGCGTGCTATACATACGCTAAAGCTCATCCACGCCAAGTCCGGCGTGGACTTTGTTATTCACTCCGAGAAGTACGGCATCTCGGAAGGCACGATTGACTTACGCAAAGCAGGCAAGCACAAGCGTACCCGCCAGAGCAAGCTGCCTTATGGCACGCTGATCAATTACTACATGCCTTTCATTAAAGACCTGCAGCCTGACGATCTGGTGCAGATTCCAGTGGGTGACTTTGACGCAGGCGGTCTGCAAGGCGCTATCTCGGCAACCACATCAAAGATGTGGGGCAAGGGCGCAGCAAGCTGCGTGATGAGCGCAGACAAGACCATGCTTGAGGTCTGGCGTTTGCCTGCCGGGGTAGAGAAGAGCAGCTTGCTCTCGCCCAGTAACAGCGGTAATCACAACCGCCAGACCGAGGGCGCGTTCCTGATGCCGCCTGATGATTAAGGATAGCTAGATGAAGTGTAAATGCGGTGGTGCGTCCTATGTGACGCAGACAATGAAGCATGCAAGCGGCGGCGTTCTACGCCGTCGCAAGTGTTTTACTTGTGGTGGGAGGTTCTCGACGCTGGAGTCAATGCTTGAAGCGAAGAAGCCTGTTGTTCCTGTCAAGCCTGTTTACACACCCATCGAAGCAGCGAAAGTTAAAGCAGAAAAGGTTGCGGCGCGTCGTAAGGCCGAGGACATTCAAGCCAAGCGACGCGACCGTGTGTCTATGTACTACATCGAAGATGAAGACTTCGATAGAGGCAAATGGGGGCTGTAATGCTCAAAGACGGAAAATTTATCAAGGAAGAACCGCCCAAGATCGGGAGGTTCTATGTACCGAAGTTTAAAGAGGAAGACCACACGCCAGAGGAGCGCTTTGCACAGAGCTTGTTGCTTGAGCATCGTCAAGCAAATCAATCGTTCTTGTCGAAGTTCTTTGGCTTGATGCTTCGCATATAACTAATGATTCAATTCCACAAATACTCTTCACCTGACGGCGATGCTGCTCGTATGGCAGCTATCGCTGCTCGTCAATTCTTCTGGGGTCAGCTCTCATGGGCTGACCTTCAGCCTCGCCTACCTCAAACTCTCCCGCCCAACTTCTTCTACGCGCAAGAGATCGTTGCATGTCTTGGCATGGAGCGCGCTTGCGCGTTCTACAACCTCTCCGACGAGCAATACTTCTTTCACCTCGGCTTCAACGACAACAACGACTTGCTGCCGTCGTTCATACCCACTGGCACGATGGTCTATCAGCCACGCGACTCTGGCTTTTTCTCCGTGATTGAGAACATCATCGTTGCGTCGTACGTTGCGCGCCTGTCGAACAAGGCACTGGTGATTGACAACACATACAACTGGTGGGGCTACGAGGAAGCGTTCGGTGACATCTTCCGCAACACGTTTGGCTTTAACCTGCTCGACAAGCTACCCAACAACGCACAGGCTGTGCACTTCGAGTCCATGCGTGACTTTATCTTCAAGGGCAGCGAGGTGTACCTGCGCCAGTTCTATCAGTTCAAGGAAGCCAAGTACAAAGAGATCGAGAAAGACATCAGGCGCTACTACAAGGGCGACTTGTTTAACGTGTCGCGCTCTGGTCTGGTGTTCGTGCGGGGTGGCGACAAAGCGTATGCGGAAGCGCCTGTGCAACCGTACGCCCACTACCTGCACGACATTGAGGCACTGGCTCGGCGTTGCTCACGCACAGTTGTGTTATCTGACCAGTGGGAACTGGCACGCGACGTCAGCATGGGCACAACAGCTACCAACATCACGCCCATCGACCACATGGGCTATCACCACAAGTACGGAGAGAAAGTCTCGTGCTTGCCAATCCTGAAGAACTATCTCGCTATCGTGGACTGCCTTGAGAGCGTGTCATGTCCTTCAGCCAATCTCGTCAACGCTGCACATTGGACACGCAGCAACGACACCTTTAACTACAACACCTACAACCCTGTCTATAGGTACGCATTGATATGAACGTCGTCGTACAAAACCATTACAGCTTCATCACGACCAACGGTTACTTGTTCACGAGCAAGGAAAGCGACATTGGTTACAACCTGTTGAAGCCGTGGAACGATCTGTTCTTGGCGGCTGATGAGCGTGGCATCAAGATGTACACGCCTGATCAGTTCAATGAGAACGAAGCTGATCTGCTAATCCTGATGGATTACCCTAGCCAACCTGTGCCTGAATCCAAGCGCACGTTCTTTCTCATCTACGAACCGGACATGTTGATTCCGAAGAACTGGAACAAGACTTTCCACGACCACTGCGACAAGGTGTTTACGTGGGATGACCGGCTGGTGGACAACCACAAGTATTTCAAGCACAACTTTACGACCGACCTGCAAGACGCACGCCCACTGGAGCTAACGCGTGAACAGTTCATGCTGAGAAAGCCTATCGTGCTGATGCAAACGAGAAAGCAGAACGACCATCCGAACAGCCTGTACGGCAAGCGTGACAACATCATCAGGTTCTTTGAAGGCAAAGCGTCAGGCATGTTTGATTTGTGGGGCAGGAACTGGGGCGGCTTCCCATCATGGCGTGGCGCAGCGACGAACAAGCTGGAGGTGTTGAAGAACTACCGCTTCTGCATAGCGTTTGAGAACTGTAACCATGCGCGTGGCTACATCACAGAGAAGATGCTGGACTGCCTGCTGGCAGGCGTTGTGCCTGTGTACTGGGGCGCGCCTAACGTGACTGACCACGTACCGGCTGAGTGCTTCATCGACATGCGCCGCTTTAAATTTTACGAAGACCTGCTGGAGTTCTTGAACGACATCACATACGACGACTACATGAAGTACATGGTAGCGATGCACGACTACATTGCTTCACCGCAAGCGGAGCAGTTCTACAACACGCACTTCGTTGACATGATGATCAAACACATGGAGGCAGTGTGATAGACGGCAAGCCAACAATCATGATCGGCACACCGATGTACGGTGGTGCATCCTTCATGGAATACACAGACAGCCTGCTGCGCAACGTCAGCTTCTTGGAAAGCAAAGGCATCAAAACGCGCTGGCAGTTCATGAACAAAGAGGCGCTGATTACCCGTGCGAGAAACGAGATCGTGCGGTACTTCTTGGACGAGACACGCGACGATTACCTGATGTTCATCGACGCAGACATTTGGTTCCCCACGGATGCTATCTACCGCTTGCTGGAGCACAACAAATCTATCTGCTGCGGTGTGTATCCTAAAAAATTTCTATTTTGGGATCGTATCCGCGAAGCCGCGCTGCGCGGCGAGAAAGATATTGACAAGTTCGGTTGCAGCTACGTGCTAAACGCCGTGGCTGACGATGGCGACAAAGTTCCTGTTGGTGACGACGGTCTGGTCGAGGTGCTGCATGGCGGCACAGGGTTCATGTTGATACACAGAGATGTGTTCAAGGCGCTGCGTTTCAAAGTGCCGACATACCGCACGTCTTTGATTACCAACCCAGCTAACGGTCAGTTCTTGGCGCCCTTAACACGAGAGTTCTTTGGCACGTCCATTACAGAGCTTGGCCTGTTGCTCTCCGAGGACTATCACTTCTGTGAACTGTGGAAGAAAGAAGGTGGACAGATACACGCCGACCCAACGATAGAACTGCGGCACGTGGGGCAGCATGTTTATGCAGGTGACCTGATGAGAGCAGGAAGGAACAACACATGACGCTATCCGTAGCGGTAGTTACAAGCACACGCGGTCGTCCGCTGATTACGCAGGCGATTGAGAGCGTGAAGGCGCAAACACGAGAGGCACGGCATTATGTCTTCGCACACGGTAAAGATTGTTGGGACGCTGTATCGGCTTCTACAAAGGGCTGTGACGTTGATGTTGTTTATCTGCCTGCTGCCAACGGAGGTGGTGGTTATGGTATGGCTCCTGTCTTTGCTGCTTCTCCTTTCCTTGTAGATGAGGACGTGATTTTCTATCTCGATGACGATAACTGGTACGAGCCAACGCACATCGAAGAACTGGTTGGTATGATCGAAGAGCACGGTCTTGGCTGGGCGTACAGCCTGCGCCGCATCGTTGACGCTGATGGCAACTGGATATGCGACGACAACTGCGAATCACTGGGGCTGCATCCCAACTCGCATGACCACTATCTTGTGGACAACTCTTGCTACGCAGTGCGTAACGACGTGGCGAAAAAGTACAGCCATGAGTGGTATGTACCAGTGGTATCTGACAGGGCGTTCATGCGCGCACTGTGTCAGGCAAAGGTTCCGTGCGGCACTACAGGCAAGCACTCAGTCAACTACAGGTTATCGCGTGATGGCACAGGAGGCATGACAGCAGACAAGTTTCTAGGCAACAACGCATACATGCGCAACAAGATGCCCGACTTTCCGTGGCTACAAAAATCCATCTTTAAATACTAGGAGCAAGCATGACCAAGCTATTCATAGCCACGCCGATGTATGGAGGCCAAAACTATGGCTACTTCAATCAGTCCATGTTACAACTGCAAGCGTTGATGGGACAGAACGGCATCAACACCGCTGTGTCGTACCTGTTTAACGAGTCGCTCATTCAGCGTGCGCGCAACGCACTGGCGCACGGCTTCATGCGTACTGACTTTACGCACATGATGTTCATTGACTCAGACATCCGGTTCAACCCGCAGGATGTGCTGCGCATGATTCACGCAGACAAGCCGATTATCTGTGGCATCTATCCCAAGAAGGAGATCAACTGGGAGCAGGTGAGAAAGGCTGCAATAGCTGGCGTACCCGCAGAGAAGCTAAAGCTTTACTCTGGCTCGTTCGTGGTCAACTTGGTTGGCTACGCTGGTCAGGTGCAGGTCAACCTGAATGAGCCTGTTGAGATATGGAACGGTGGCACTGGCTTCATGCTGATCAAGCGTGAGGTTTTCGAGCAACTGAAAGATAAGCTGCCTAGCTACATCAACGACACGAACGATCTGAACGGCAGCATCGGCAACGAGCGCATCGTCGAGTACTTCGCAACCAGCATCGAGCCTATTGGCGAGCGCCTGCTCTCCGAGGACTACCACTTCTGCAAGATGTGGCGTGAGAAGTGCGGTGGTCAGGTCTGGGCTGCACCGTGGGCGCAGCTTGGTCACATCGGCACACACATCTTCGACGGCGTGTTGATGCCTCCGCCTGAAGATTACGTCAAGCAAGAACAACCTGCAGCACTGCCAGAACGGACGCCTGTATGATAAGTACATTCATCCCTGCCTCCGGGCAGGTTATTGGTGAGCGCGAGAAAGAGCTGATGCACAACGCTGTTGACGTTGGCTGGCTCACTGCTGGCGCTTACAACGCGCAGTTCGAGAGCAGGCTGGGTGAGTATCTAGGTCACGGCTTTGGCGTGCCGCCCATGGTGCGCACCACGAACTCAGGTAGCTCTGCCAACCTGTTGGCGTTTACTGCGTTAACTTCTCCCACTCTGGGGTCGCGTGCTATCAAGCCCGGTGATGAGGTCATCACTGTGGCCTGCGGCTTTCCCACGACCATCAATCCCATCATCCAGAACGGCTGCGTGCCTGTGTTTGTGGATGTCAACAGCACGTTGAACATCGACACCAGAGCACTGGAAGCTGCCATCTCGCCCAAGACCCGCGCCATCATGATTGCGCACACACTGGGCAACCCATTCAACCTTGAGGAAGTTGTGGCGTTTGCCGAGCGACACAACCTGTGGCTGATCGAAGACTGCTGTGATGCGCTAGGCGCTACGTGGAAAGGCCAGAAGGTCGGCACGTTCGGTCATCTGGCAACGCTGTCTTTCTTCCCTGCACACCACATCACGATGGGCGAGGGCGGCGCGGTCATCATCAACGACACGACGCTTGTTCGTGCGGTGGAGTCGTTCAGGGATTGGGGGCGTGACTGCTGGTGCTCACCGGGTAAGGACAACACCTGTGGCAAGCGCTTTGATTGGCAGATGGGCGAGCTTCCCTGCGGGTACGACCACAAATACATCTTCAGTCATCTTGGCTACAACCTGAAGATCACCGAGATGCAGGCAGCGTGCGGTGTGGCGCAGCTTGAGCAGGTGGATAACTTTGTCGCAGCGCGCAGGCGCAACTTCGAGTACCTAAACCATGAGCTAAGCGAGCACGCGCTGAACCTTGTCTCGCCCACGGTCTACCCTGACGCCAACCCTTCATGGTTTGGCTATCCCATCTGGTTGACTGACGTTGACTTTGATCGGGATACGTTCGTGCGCTACCTGAACGACAACAACATCGGCACACGTTTGTTGTTTGCTGGCAACGTAACCAAGCAGCCGTACATGCAGGGCAGGAACTATCGCGTAGTGGGTGACCTGCGCATCTCGGACGACATTATGAAGAACCTGCTGTGGATTGGCGTGCAGCCTGCGCTGACTGCGGAGATGCTGTCGTACATGGTGGAGAAGATTGACGAATTTATGGGGCACTTCTGATGAGAGTAGCTGATTGGATTGCAGAGTACCTGCACAGCATAGGCGTGCGCCGGGTGCATGGGTTGATGGGCGGGGGTGCAGCGGGGCTGAATGATGGTTTCATCAAGCACCCCGGCATCGAATACATTTGTTATCACCACGAGCAAGGAGCTGGACATGCAGCACTCGGAGAAGCAAAGTACACAGGTAAACTGGCCGTTGTTAATCCTACAACTGGCTGTGCTGGGACTAACTGTAGTACCAGTGTCCTTAATGGTTATCAGGACGGTGTTCCTGTTCTTTTTCTATCGGGCAACGTAAGGCTGGATAACACTGCGCAATACCTTAACAAAGAACGGAACATACGTATCAGGCACTACGGCGCACAAGAGCACAACATCGTCAGCACCATGCAGTCCATAACTAAAATTGCGTACTTTGTGGACAGCCCTGATCGTGTTGAGGACGCGTTGAAAAGCGCTGTGTTTTTTGCCACGACCGGACGCCCCGGTCCTGTATGGGTAGACATACCTGCGAATGTGCAGACCGCACAGATGCCGGAACTTCGGAACATCAACTACACAGAGTTTGCCGCTGCTCCTGTTGACGCGCCTGCCGTGTGGAAAAAAATTTACGAAAGTAGCAGACCGCTAATCGTTGCTGGCGTGGGTATACGGCAAGCAAACCGTGTGGTTGCGTTCAGGGATTTTGTGGAGAAGTATCAGATACCGTTCGTCACTACCTATGGCGCACAGGACTACGCGCCGTACGATCACCCACTAAACATTGGCACGCCCGGCGTGCGTGGCAACCGCGCAGGTAACTTCGCTATGCAGAACGCTGACCTGCTGCTGTTCTTGGGCACGTCACTGGGCGCGCCTGTGGTGGGCTACGACCCCAAGCAGTTCAACCCCACGGCGTACAAGATATACGTGGACATCGAGAACGATGAACTAAACAAAGACATCATCCCGATGGATTGGAAAATACATACAAGCGTTCAGAACTTCTTTGGAGCCATGCTATGACGCGGCAAGAGTGGGTACAGAAGTGTCAGCACTGGAAGGCCAAGTGGCCTGTGATGCAGCCTGAGTATATGAACTACACGCATGGCCTAAACATTTACGCCGTGCTGGACGCCATTCATCAGCACAGCCCGGACGATGCAGTGCTTATGTGCGACGCCGGGAGCGCCTATTACATGGTGCCGCAGGCGTATCGGTTCAAAGGCACACAGCGGCTGGTGATGAGTCAGTCACAGGGCGACATGGGTTGGGCGCTACCTGCTGCGATTGGCGTGGCGAAAGCGGGAGCCAAGAATGTGATCTGCATTGTGGGCGACGGCAGCTTCATGTCCAACATGCAGGAACTGGCAGTGATACGCGAGCATCATCTACCCATCAAGATTGTTATCCTAAACAACCGCGGGTATCTCAGTATCAAGAACACGCAGTCCAAGTTTTACGGCAACGTGCATGGCGTGGATGGTGACACAGGGCTGTGGTTTCCTGATTTTTCCAAACTGGCAGAGAGCTTCAGAATAAACTTTAAAACCGCGTGGAGCACACCCACGTTGGATAAGTATCTTAGCGCAGCGTTTTCTATAACTAGCCCAAGCATCACGGAAGTTCTGTGCGTAAAAGAACAGCTAATCCTCCCATCGCAGGGATTTAAGGACGGCAAGCAAGCGCCTCTGCATGACATGGTGCCTTTCCTGTCTGACGAAGAACTAGCCGCCGAGATGGTGAACAAATGAAGATAGCTATTCTTGGAGCTACCAGCCAGATTGCAAAAGACTTCATCGTCCAGTGCAACGATGAGCACACGCTCTTGCTGTTCTCGCGCAACCCTGACAGCGTGCAGCAGTTCATGTTCGACATAGGCTACCGAAGCTTCACGTCCATACACTACAACGTCTTGCGTGGCAGGCAGTTCTACGTTGACGCGGTGATTAACTTCGTGGGCATAGGCGACCCGGCGAAGCTGGCGACTATGCAGGACGCCATGTTTGACCTGACCCGAACGTACGATGAGTTAGCGTTGCAGTTCATGCGCCGCCCTGACACCAAGTACATCTTTATCTCCAGCGGGGCAGCGTACGGCGGCACGTTCGACAAGCCAGCAAGACAAGACACGCCTGTCACGTATCCGCAGCATATTGAGAAGCAGCACTATTATGGGCTGGCGAAGTGGCTGGCTGAGATCAAGCATCGCACGCTGTTTGAGAAACACATAGTGGACTTGCGTGTGTTCAACTACTTCAGCCATACGCAATCGTTGAGCTTGAAGTACATGATCATGGAGATGATGAACGCTATCCTGCGCCAGCGTGGAACAGATCAAACGCCGTACGCTGTTGATGACACTCCGTTAACACGTGACTTCATCGGACCCAAAGATTTGCACCGCTTGATCTTTTCTATCTTGAACGCGCCGGGGTTCAACGGTACAGTGGATGCCTTTACCAAAGAGCCTGTTAGCAAGCACACACTGCTTAACGCGCTGAAAGAAATTTATGGGCTGGAGTACGTGTTTACTGAACGCATCGTTATTGCGCCCACGGGCGTGAAACCAAACTACTATTCACAAAACTACAAAGCGTTAGAGCTTGGCTACCAACCACAGATGACCTCCCTCGAAACCATTTTCAAGGAAGCAGATCAACTGCTGGAGCGCCATGACCCCGGAAGCCAAAGTTAAAGCAAAGATTTACAAGATACTCAAAGAGAAAAAGATTTATTACTTTACGCCGCAGACAGGAGGCTACGGCAGATCAGGAGTACCGGACATAATCTGTTGTTACAGAGGCACGTTCGTCGGCATCGAGTGCAAAGCAGGCAAGAATAAACCCACGCCGTTGCAAGAAGCTGAGATGCAGAAGATTCGTGAGTCCGGCGGTATGACCTATGTAATCAACGAAGACAACTTATATGAATTGGACGCTTTATGAACGAAGAACTACAAAAAGTTATTGCAGACAGCACAGGCCAAGAGAAAGAGCGCTTCATTGAAGAAGCCGTGACGGCTTTTCGTAAGGCGCTGATGGAGACTACGCAAAGCAAGCACGCAGTCTTTCTTGTGCTGGATGATGAGGATGGCAAGATGCAGACGTACACCTTCAACGCCAACATGACGATACTGTCCATGATGTTAACGAGCGCGTACGAGATGATCGTTGAGTCCGAAGGTGGGCCAAGGCGGGTGCTGAATTGAAAAAGCCGTACGACAACATCATTTGCATTGACTTCGAGACGCGCTGGTCTAAGACCGAGTACACGTTGTCGAAGATGACCACGGAAGAGTACATCCGTGACGAGCGCTTCAAAGCGTTCGGGCTTTGTTATTACTGGTTAGGAAGTGATTATGAAACAACTACGTGGGTGGGGCATGAAGACATCCCCGCTTTTTTGGGAACTATTGATTGGAGCAGGACTGCCATTCTTGCTCATAACGCTCAGTTCGATGTGGCGATACTTTCATGGCACTACGGTGTACGTCCTGCTTTCATATTTGATAGCCTCTCTATGGCTCGCGCTTTACGTGGGGTTGAATCTGGTAATAGTCTTGCTGTACTGGCTGAGAGCTATGGCTTACCGCCGAAGGGACGAGCCGTACACTCCACAGATGGACTTTCCCACCTTACCGAAGAAATAGAAACAGAGCTTGCTGAGTACTGCAAGCACGATGTATTCCTCTGTGTGGAGGTGTTCAGGCGGTTGGTCAAAGGCTACCCGCGCAAGGAGCTACAGCTTATTGATCTGACACTCAGGATGTTTACTGAGCCGAAGTTATTGTTAGACCCTGCAATGTTAGAGGAGGCAGTCAATGAAGAGCGTGATCAACGTGAAGCGCTTCTTGCACGCCTTGGAGTGGAAGATAAAACGCTTGCGAGTAACCCTCAATTCGCAAGTTTATTGGAGTCTCTGGGATGCAACGTACCATACAAAGTTAGCAAAACAACGAATAAAAAGACGCTTGCACTATCTAAAAAAGACGCGCACTTCCAAGCCTTACTTACCAGTGAACGAGAAGACATTCGACTCTTGTGTGAGGCACGACTGCGAGTCAAGTCAACATTGGAGCGTACGCGAGCGCAGCGATTTTTGGACATTGCCCGAAGAGGAACGCTCCCCGTCCCCCTGAACTATTACGGCGCACACACAGGGCGCTGGTCAGCCAGCCGGGGCAGTGGCATCAACATGCAGAACATGAAGCGCGAGTCGTTCCTGCGCAAGTCCATCCTTGCGCCTGATGGGTACAAGCTGATTGTCAGTGACCTCTCGCAGATCGAGCCGCGGGTGCTTGCGTATCTGGCTGACTACCAAGACATGATGCTGATCTTTAAATCAGGCGACGACCCGTACTCGCTCTTCGGTGCGCGCATGTTCAACATCCCCGGCATGACCAAGGACTCGCACCCGGTTGAGCGTCAGTCAGCCAAGTCCGCGCTTCTTGGTGCAGGCTATGGGCTAGGCTGGGCGTCGTTCGCAGCGCAGCTTCTGACAGGGTTCCTCGGCGCTAAGCCCTTGCGCTACACCAAGCAGGACGCACGCACGCTGGGCATTACGGCGGAGAAAGTACACCGCTTCGTTGAGTGGGATGTGAATATGCAGAAGATGGCAGAGATACCCCACACCTGTACGGACGAGGAACTGCTGGTGCACTGCGTAGTTGCCAAAGAGATTATTGATCGTTACCGAGACGCAGCGCAACCGGTTAAGATGTTCTGGGACATGTGCCAGAACTTGATTGAGCATAGTTTATATCTTGGCAAAGAGTACAAGCACAAGTGCTTGACCTTCAAGAAAGGCGAGGTGGTCTTGCCAAGCGGCCTGTCTCTGCGCTATCCTGATCTACAGTTTGAGCTTGACGCGCAAGGCCGCAAGCAGTGGGTCTATGGCGAGGACAAGATCAAGCTGTACGGTGGGAAGCTGACTGAAAACATCGTTCAGGCAGTGGCTCGCTGCGTAATGACGGACGGCATGCTGCGCATACAACAGCGCCTGCAGTGCTTGCTAACAGTGCACGATGAGGTTGTAGTCCTGTGTCCTGAAACTTCGGTTTCAGACGATATGCCATGGGTGTACGACCAGATGGTTGCAGACCCGGAGTACATGCCGGGCATCCCGTTGAAGGCAGATATTGATGCTGCTGTACGCTATGGAGACGCTAAGTGAAAATGGAAAAAATTAAATGGTCGCACAGTGCGCTTAAAGATTTTGAAGGTTGTGCAAGACGCTATTACGAAGTCAAAGTATTAAAGAACTATCCGTTCCCTGACACAGAACAAATCCGATATGGCAAGCAGTTACACGAAGCTGCGGAGCTGTACATCAAAGACGGTACACCAATACCGCCGCAGTTCGAGTACATGAAGCCGTTGCTTGACTCGTTGATTGCCAAGCCGGGAAGAAAGTTTGTTGAGTACGAAATGGGGCTGACAGAGGACTTAAATCCTTGCGCCTTCAAGAGTGAGAACGTGTGGGTGCGTGGCATTGCTGACTTGGTTATCGTCAATGACGACAACTTCACAGCGTACGTTGTGGACTACAAGACAGGCAATGACAAGTATCCAGATCGTGATCAGCTTGTGCTGATGTCACTGATGATCTTTAAGCATTTCCCACACATCAAACGTGTGAAGTCAGCGCTGTTGTTTGTGGTCAAGAACACGATGGTCAAGCATGAGATGACCATTGAGGAAGAAGAAGCTACGTGGTGGAGGTACCGGGAGCGCGTAGCCAGATTGTCGGCGTGCCACAGCAACGGTGTGTGGAACCCGAACCCAACGCCGCTATGCGGCTGGTGCCCGGTGAATACATGTGAACACAACCCGAAGCATTAGGAGGCCCGCATGGCAACCAGAGACTACAAGAAGGAGTACAAGCGTGACTTACAGACCGGCAAGTCCGGTCCCGGTAGTGCCCAGCATGAGCGCCAGAGAGCGCGTCGCATGTACGACAAGATGGGTATTGACCGTAGCGGGAAAGACATCGACCACATCAAACCACTGCGCAAGGGCGGCAAGTCAAGCAAAGGCAACCTGCGGCTGCGCGCAAAGAGCACTAATCAGGGAGACAATAAATAATGCAGATCATTGACAACAAGTTATTTCTCTTACGCACACGTAATCCTGACAAATTTTCAATCATTCCTAAACATAAAATCGTTGGCGAAAAAGATGGTATCTATGAAATCGTTGTTCACTTCGGCTTGGACGAGGCGCGGGTCTTACGCAATCTGGGCGTCAAGAAGGTTGTCTCGCCCATTGATGGCAAATATGATTGGCCGGGACGCTTCCAGCCTTTTGCGCACCAACGTGAAACTGCGTCGTTCTTGACGCTAAACCGCCGTGCCTTCGTGTTCTCTGAACCCGGCACCGGCAAAACCATGTCAGCGCTTTGGGCGGCTGACTACCTGATGAAGATAGGCGAGGTGCGGCGCGTACTCATACTGTGTCCGCTGTCCATCATGACCTCGGCGTGGATGCAGGACTTGAACAACAGCATCATCCACAGAAGCGCCATCGTGGCACACCACGCGCAGGCCGCACGCAGGCTGGAGATGGTCAGAGGTGACTACGAGTTCGTCATCACGAACTATGATGGGTTGAACCTGATCGCTGATGAAGTTGTTGAGGACGGCACGTTTGATCTGGTGATTGTCGATGAAGCCAACGCTTACAAGAACGTCAGCACCAAGCGCTTCAAGTCACTGCAAAAGATTCTCAAACCTTCGTCGTATCTCTGGATGATGACCGGGACGCCTGCTGCGCAGTCACCGCTGGATGCGTATGGGCTGGCAAAGCTCGTCAACCCCACGTCAGTGCCGAAGTTCTATACCGGCTGGCGCGACAAGGTGATGTATCAGGCAACCCGCTTCAAGTGGCTACCCAAGCCCACGGCAGGCGACGATGTACACGACGCGCTGCAGCCTGCCATCCGGTTCACAAAAGAGCAGTGCCTTGACCTGCCCCCGGTCGTTACCGTCACACGCGAGGTGCCGCTGACTCCACAGCAGAACAAGTACTACGCGCTGTTAAAAGACCGCATGGTGATGCAGGCAGCAGGCGAAACCATCACGGCAGTCAACGCCGCGGCAGGGGTCAACAAGCTGCTCCAGATCAGCGCAGGCGCGGCCTACACGGACAACGCCGAGGTGGTGGAGTTCGACTGCTCCCCACGCTTGAACGTGCTCTTGGAGGTGCTGGAAGAGACTACACGCAAGGTGCTGGTCTTTGCGCCGTACCGGCACAGCATTGACACCATCACGGACTTTCTACAAAAGCATCAGATCGACTGCGCGCAGATACACGGTGACGTGACACCTGCTAAACGAACGCTGATCTTCAAACAATTTCAGACTACTCAGTCACCTCGTGTACTGGTCATTCAGCCACAGGCTGCGTCGCACGGCGTGACCTTGACCGCTGCGGATACCGTGGTGTTCTGGGGGCCTGTGATGAGCGTGGAGACTTACTTGCAGTGCTGCGCACGCACTGACCGCGTGGGGCAGAACTCAGACAAGGTGACCATCGTACACATCGAAGGTAGCGAACTTGAAAAGAGAATGTTTAAAAGATTGGCAAGCCGCGTGGATGACCATGCGTTGCTAGTCAAGCTATATGAAGAAGAGCTTGCAGGTTCTAAAAGCCAGTTGTAAAATCTTTGACAGCAGTACCCAACCACAGGAGTAAACATGAATACAGAGATTATCCCTATGGATAAGCTCGCCAAGGCGTACTTGAAGATACGCACAGCAAAAAGCGAGCTGACCCAAAAATACGAAGACGAGATGGCCGCGCTGGACGAGCAGGAGAACCAGCTTGAGTCGGCTATGAAAGATCAGATGCTGGCGCTGGGCACGAAGTCCATGCGCACTGACGCTGGCACCGTGATGCTTGGCACCAAAACCCGCTACACCACACAAGATTGGGGGTCGTTCAAAGAGTTTGTCATTCAGAACGATGCCGTCGATCTTCTGGAACGCCGTATTGCCCAGCGCAACATGGCTCAGTTCCTTGAAGAAAATCCCGGCAAAGTACCGCCGGGGCTTAACGCTGATACGCAGTATCAGATTAGTGTTCGTAAACCTTCTAAGTGAGTAAACCTATGTCAAATATTGTTGAATTCAATCCTCAGTCCCTTCCGTCGTTCGTCAAGCGCGGCGCTGTTTCCGCTGTTACCAAAGCACTAGCCGGTGAAGGCGGTGGCAAGCGCATCTCTATCAAGGGTGGTGTATTCCGTTTGTACTCTGCTGGTGAAGAGATCGCGTCCATTGACGAGCGTTTCCTTGATGTGGTGATTGTTCACGCTGCTCCGAAGGTTTCGCGCACGTTCTACATGGGCAAGTATGAAGAGGGCAAGACAACCGCCCCTGACTGCTGGTCGCCCGATGGTGAGCGCCCTTCCCCGCAAGCTGAGAAGCCACAATCATCCACGTGTGCAAGCTGCCCTCAGAACATCGCAGGTTCAGGCGATGGCACCAGCAGGGCATGCCGCTACAGTCAGCGTCTGGCTGTGGTGCTGGAGAACGATATGAACGGCGACGTCATGCAGTTGTCGCTCCCCGCGCAGTCTATCTTCGGCAAGGAGGAAGGCAAGAACCGTCCTCTGCAGGCATACGCTCGCTATATGGCAGCGATGGGCGCTGGCCCCGACGCTGTGGTTACCCGCCTGAAGTTCGACACCAAGGCTCCTGTGCCCAAGCTGTTCTTTGAGGCTAAGCGTTGGTTGACTGATGATGAGTACGCCATCGCGGTGGAGAAAGGTCAGACTCGTGAGGCGATTAACGCTGTCACGATGACGGTTGCTCAGACCGATACCAAGGCCATCCCGCAGACGGAAGTGGCAGGTACCGCACCCAAGGCAGCTAAGCCTGCCAAGGCTGCCAAGCCCAAGGTCGAGGAAGAAGAGGAAACCAGTGAACCGGCAGTGCGCAAGGAGACGAGCGCTTCTGCCAACGTACCCAAAGCAGGCGCTGATCTGGCAAAGATCGTGGATGCGTGGGACGACACTGACGACTAACGCTGAGTAGCCCAGCCGGAGGTGGCGCTAATAACACCGGCAGCGGGGGCTGACTACCCCTTTCAAGGCTGTCACCTCGGTCAGTGACCCCGCACCCTTAACTACACATTACCTATATGCCTTACTCACCGACTGTTACTGACAGGATTTATAAAGCGCCCAAGACACTGGGCAACCAGCTTGGACGGTACTGCGTTCATCTGGACGTGCCTGTCATGCTCATTGCCAGCGCCACTGGTGCTACGCGCCAGACGGTCTATAACTGGTTTTCCGGTGGCGAGATACTGCAGCCGTACCGTAGCGCTGTCTCGTCTCTTTTACAAATAATGCAGACCTCCCCCACGCTGGAGGAGGCACGGAGAAGAATATGTTCAGCGTTCAACCTTCCCACCTGACAGACAAAGAACTTGTCAGGTACGCCGATATGTTGCTAGACCAAGGACAACTAAACAAGGAGTGGCAGGAAGAACTAATTAAGCGTTTCGAGCAGCTTTTACATTCCGAACCCCGCAGCGACTGGCGCTAACTTATGGGGGCTATCATGGAACCGCTAGAGTTTCTAGCGGCGGTGCTGCCGTTCGCAGAAAATTATTACTGCGTCGCAGAGTTTGACTCCCGCCAGAAAGAACACATCTTCGGCAGCTCGTTGGAAGAGCTTGCAGCTAATGCTGCACAGTTCGACCGCGATCAGAAGGATGCGTACTTCGCACTGGCTGCGTACAAACATTCAGGCGACCGCACCGCAGAGAACGCTAAAGTCATGCGTTCGTTTTTTCTCGACATTGATTGCGCGGAAGACGGACCGAAGACGTACGCAAACAAGGAGATCGGCCTTGCTGCGCTAAATGCCTTTCTTGGAAAGACCAAGCTGGACTCGCTTGGCGCGCCTCTCGTTGTTGATTCAGGCGGGGGCTACCATGTGTACTGGCCGCTTACTGCCAACATCGACATCGCCACGTGGAAGCCGGTAGCTGAAAACTTCAAGCGCCTGTGCAAACAGGAGGGGCTGCGCATTGACTTCTCCGTGCCTGCTGATGCAGCGCGGGTCTTGCGTGTGCCCGGCACTACTAACTGGAAGCGTGTCAGGAAGTACGGCATCACGCTGCCGGTGGTTGTCTGGCAGGAACCCAAGCCTGAAGCCTTTGACTTTGATGAGTTCGCTGCGCTGATCAAGGGCCAGCTTGCAGACCCCGTGCCGGTCTTTGACACACTGCCCGGAAAGAAACCGTCGCTGCCCAAGACAGCGACAACCATGAAGCTGTTTGAAAACTCAGCTACGTTTTTCAAATCAATCTTACAAAAAACCGCGAAAGGGGAAGGCTGCGGCCAACTCAAATACTATCTAGACAACGCGCAGGAAGATGGCATGGAGCCTCTCTGGCGCGGCCTCTTGTCCATCGCCATCAAGTGCGAGGACGGAGTAAAGGCAGCAAACTTTCTTACAGACCGACACC